CTACAGAAATGTGATAAGAGTTTCGACAAGTTTGAACTATACCCAAATTTCGTGGAGTTATCATTACATTTGGCGAACATACAATCAATTTCTAAGGAAAATACACTTTTGTTAACCAACAAAAAGTTTGAGTCTCCTGATGATGAAATATTGGTTAAGGAATTGACTCCAAAAAAACCAAGAAAATTAAGTGAGAAAGAAGAAGATGAATTGGATAAGACTTTGAGATTCTCAGGGCCAAAATTATTCGATGCTTTCAATATTGCCAAATCAATATGGAATATTGCTTTCGAATCTATTGACTTATATCTTAGGAAAAACAAGAACAACTTAGTTGCTGGGTCAGGATATATTTTTTTCTATCGGAAATCTGAAGAAAAATTATATGTTTGGGAGTATGAAATTAGACCTGATAAGAAAGATAAATCTACAAATCGGACATACTTGGGATTAATTTCTGAAGGTGGGGTTGATGAAAAAACTTTAACAGAAATTATTGACACCAATTCGAAATGGAATCAAACAGAATTTTACAAGCACTTGCCTATATTTGAAATTAAATGTGCTCAAAATTTTCCTTTTGAAGAAACAATGGTTCCTATCATTAAAAGAAAAGTTATGTCTTATATTTTTCAAGTTGTAAATTTCGAAAAAATTAATAACTTTGATTCTACAAATTAAAATTATTATATTTTTCACATGAGTTTCAATAGGAGATGGGTGACCCTTGACCGATGTGTCTCAGCCCTCAAAGAAGGTAAATTAAAAGAATATTACGGTAAAAGTGAGATGTTACTTTTTCAAGACACCACTTGTTCCTTGATATATAATCTTCATCTCGAAGGAAAAACCGATGATGAAATCTTAAAAACAATTAATTTATAAAAATGGAAGTTATGAATAAAAATCTAATTAAAATGTTGAAGACCTCAGCGGAGGCGGATAAGGCGAAAGCACTTTTAACTTTGGACCTATTGGGGAACACTGGCGTAGGTATTGGAGATCATTCGACCAAAGATTTCTATGCAAATGCCGAAGAAGCATTACTGATGTTAGCAGATGCTGATGAAAGATTGGAGACTATTGAAAAATATTTTGGAAAGAATTAAAAAAATTATTAAAAAGATAGAATGGTTCTTTGATATCTATTTCATTTGGATGTTATATAATCCAAGAAATTATGATAGATACGTTGAATACATTGAAAAAAAGTGGGGTAATGATAATGAACAATGAAATGGTAAACCATCCTCATCATTATGGTGGTGAGGATAATGTATACGAAGTGATTAAAGTATGCGAAGCGTGGGGATTAGATAAGGATGCATATTTGTTCAACGTGGTAAAGTATATTGCAAGAGCGGGTAAAAAAAATCCTGTCAAAGAACTTGAAGACTTAAAGAAAGCCGCGTTTTATTTAGACCGAAAAATCAAAAATTTAGAAAAATGATAATTTGGTTAACAGGACAACCTGGATCAGGTAAGACAACCCTATGTAAACGAATGATGTTAAACATGGGTTCGGATGTATTCCATATTGATGGGGATGATTTAAGGGATTTATTTGATAATAAGGATTACTCTGAAGTTGGGCGTAGAAAGAATATTGAACTTGCACAACAAATCTCAGAATATCTTCATAACAAAGGTAGACACCTATTTGTTTCCTTGGTGTCTCCATATAAAGATCAGAGAGATAAGTTCAAGTCAAAGATGGGTAATAATCTTATTGAAGTTTATGTTCATACAACAGAAATACGTGGCAGAGAAAGTTTCTTCGTAAAAGATTATGAACCACCAACAGAAAATTATATAGATATTGATACAACGAATGTTTCAATTAATGATTCTGCAAATATAATTTTGGAGTTTATAAAACCAAATTAAAAACAAATATGAAAAAGATTCACGTTGAGGGAGACCCCAAGTTAAAAAATACTGGAGGTAAACAGTATTCTATGCTGGTTGGACGATATCAACCGTTTCATGATGGACACAAATGGTTAATGAATCAATGCTTGGATGAAGGTAAAAATGTTCTTATTTGTATCAGAGATATTGAACCTGACGATAAAAATCCTTATACTTCAGAAGAAGTTTATAATAACGTTTCACAAGAACTATCAGAGCTAATTGGTGAAGGTAGGGTCAAAGTTATCATTATTCCTGATATTGAATCAGTTAATTTTGGTAGAGGAGTTGGATACGATATTATAGAACATATTCCACCTCAAGAAGTTGGGGATATTTCTGCAACCAAAATTAGAGAACAATTAAGAAACGAAGGTAAATTACGATGTTAGAAACAAATAAGATTATAAATGGTGACTGTGTTGAGGAAATGGGTAAACTACCTGAGTCATCAATCGATTTGGTTGTTACGTCACCGCCATACAACGTAGGAATTGATTATGATACTCATGATGATAATCAATTAATGGATGATTATTGGAAATTCACTGAGAATTGGTTGTCTCAAGCCTTCCGAGTATTAAAAGATGATGGAAGGATTGCGGTCAATATTCCATATGAAATTAACGTCCAAGATAGAGGTGGTAGAGTATTGTTCATGTCTGAATTTTGGTCTGTGATGAAAAAGGTTGGGTTCAAATTTTATGGTCTTGTTGACCTTGATGAGAATGCTCCACATAGAAGTAAGACCACTGCTTGGGGTTCTTGGATGTCTCCATCTTCACCTTACATTTACAATCCAAAGGAGTGCGTAATCCTTGCATATAAGAAAGATAGAATTAAGAAAGTTAAGGGGGAAACACAGTGGGAGTTTGAGATTGTGGATGTTGAACAAGAAGATGGTACTACGAAGAAGAAGACGGTTTACAAAGAGGAAGATAAGAAAGAATTTATGAGTTTGGTTTATGGTCAGTGGGAATATTTCGCAGACACTAAACAACAGACAAAGGCAACATTTTCAATGGACATTCCTTCCAAAGCAATTAAGATTCTTACTTATAAAAATGATATTGTTATGGATCCATTCACTGGAAGCGGAACTAGTTTGGTCGCAGCGGAAGTCTTAGGACGCAGATGGATTGGAATCGAACTCAGTTCGAATTATGTTGAAGTGGCAACTAAGAGAGTACAACATTTTATTAATCAAAAAAAACAAGTGATTTTCGATTTTGAATCCAAAACTTAAAAAGGTCCTCAGGACCTTTTTTTTGTTTATTGTTATATTTATGAAGATGAAAGAAGAACTTATTAAAAAATTGGTTCAAGTACAACTTCAATGGAAGTTTTTACATTGGCAAACTTTTGGAGATGCTAAGCATAGATTATATGGAGAAATATATGATGGACTTGGAGACCTTATTGATGAATTTACGGAAGTTATGATGGGTAAATATGGCAGACCTGAGTTTGACCCTGAATTTGCTCTTATGTTTCAAGATATATCATCACTCAGTATTCAAAATTTTATGGATGGAATAACAGAATTTTTTGTAAGTTTCTCAGACCAACTTGACCCAAAATATGATACTGATTTATTGAATATCCGAGATGAAATGTTAGCGTTAATAAATAAATCAAAATACCTAATAACATTGAAATATTAATCATGGCAAAAATAATTAAACTGACTGAGTCTGACTTAACAAGAGTTGTTAAAAGAGTAATTAATGAACAAATGTATCACCGAGAGCATGTTTATAGAATTCAGGCTTTTCTGAATAAAAGAATGAATGCTGGTTTGGTAGTGGATGGTAGAACTGGCCGAAATTCAAAGACTGAGGAAGCAATTGCTAAATATCAAGACATGATCGGAGTATATCCTACAGATGGACAATTTGGAGACAAAACTTACGCCAAAATGCCTGAAAAGGACAAAATTATGTTGAAAAACATAAATGCTAATGAGTATGGTGTACACGAAGATTATTGGGGAAATTTTCTCGATTGGGTCAAAAAACAGTTTCAATGAAAAAAATATTAAAAGAGAGTGGTATTCGGGATATTAAAGAATTAAGTAAACGATATCCCAAAGCAGAAATCTATTTCCATCAAGATTTAGATGGTGTAACTACTGCGATTGCGATGAAAAAGTATCTTGAGAACAATGGTATTAAAGTTGTTGATGCTCATGTTATTCAATATGGGGACAAAGAATTTGCGGTGAAAAAAAACGATGCGACTGGTGACACAATGCCAGTTCTTGTGGATTTTGCTCATGGTAAACCGATGTTTGTAATACATACTGACCATCATGATAGACAAGCGGGGGCCGAAGATACTAAATCTACTTCATTCAGACAATCTCGGTCTAACGTGGAAACGTTATCTCAAGTCGTTTCTCCAAAAGAATTGTTTCCATCACCTGACATTTTGTTAATTAGTACTGTAGATTCTGCAGATTTTGCGAGAAAAAATTTAACACCCGATGATGTAGTAAATTATTTATTCCGATTCGATAAAGACAAATCCCTTCAATCAAATAAAATGTTATTGGGGTTAGTCATCAACAAACTTTTATTAGCATTCAAAAACAAGCCAGGATTCTTAGAAATGC